GAAGGGACTCATCCGTTCGATGAAGGGGCGGTCGTCGTAGACGTACATCTCCGACTCGACATTGCCGTCGACGTCCTCGCGGTCGTCGATCCCGACGTCCGCCGCCGAGTCCGTCGGGCTCGACGAGGCTGGCGGATCGGTCTTCTTCTCTTCCGGCGGCTTGACGAACTTGTAGCCGGTCTTGACCCACCCGTGGCCGATGATCAACCAGTCGTTGACCGCCAGGCGGAACTCCGGCTGGTACTGGTACGTGCGCCACAGGTAGTTGAGGACTTCCTCGGTGATCACCGCCTGCGGCGCCTGCTCGGCCTTGCGTGCGTTGACCACGAACTTCGGGTTGTTCACCGCCACCGACGGAGCGATGGTGTTGATCGTCGAGAAGACGAGGTTGACGATCAGCTGGTCGCCGGGGACCTTGGCGCTGTAGTGCCGCCCGCGGTACATGTCGCAGTACCGCTGCCAGTCGTCGTCGAAGTTCTCGCTGCGCCACCGCTTCGACCGGTGGATCTCGTCGCGGTAGTACGACAGCAGGTCACGCTGGAGCATCAGAGCCTCTCGATGTTCGGGTTGCCTTTCACGTCTCCGACGTGCTCAGCGATGAACTCGGCATTGGTTCGAGCGGAGAAGTTCCGCCGCCCGGCGTTGAACCCACCGCCCTTGAACGTGAAGCCGATGCCACGGATGTGGCACGGGTAGCAGGTCTTCAGGTGTCCCGAGACGGAGCGCTTCTCGCACTCCGGGCAGATCACGGCTTGACACCCAGCTGCCAGGTCGTCCCGTCCCAGTAGGCCGAGCCGGAGGGGTTGAGGAACACGTACTGGCCGGTCGTCCACGCCGCCGTCTGCCCGAGCGCACCGAGGCCACGCAACTCGGCCAACGTGCCGGGGACGGTGCAGCCAGCCGGGGTGAAGCTGCCGGGCTTACCTGCGGTGCAGCCCGTCGCCGTCTGACCGCTGGTTCCACCACCACGCGGTGGCTTGGCATCGTCACCCCACACGTTGTGCGGCAGCACCTTGTAACCCCGGCGGTACTGCCGACTGTTCTTACGTACGTGGGCGCGGCGCGTCATGCTCTGACGATCGAGCCGTCCGGTTCCTGAGGCCATCAGGTCACCCCGTCTTCCGAATCCAAGGTGAACCAAACGGCTCACGTTTGCCGAGAGTACTCCCCGGTCGCTTCTCGGCCAGAGGTTCGTCCCCGTACAAATGGCGCTCGAAGAAGCCGATCGTCCCTGGACCGGGTTCCTTCTTCGGGTCGTACTCAGCCAGCCAGACGTGCTTCAGCATCTGATTGGCGATCGCCAGGCTGATCACCCGGTCGTCGAACGGTGAGCCCTTCAGCTTCCCGGCGTCATCACGGACGAAGCCACGCAGTTCGGAGACCGTCGCCTTGTCGTGCAACTTCACCGACTCCTCACGCAGGGCCATGTTCAATTCATCAATCGCCAGCGGCTTGGTGATCTGCGTGGTGCGCCAACCGAGGATGTCGGTCGGCACCGACTTCTTGTAGCGCGGGGATCGCTGCATGTACAGCGGGTGGTAGCGCTCGCGGTGCAGCGCCTTCAGCGTCGCCAGGCCGTGGTTGTTCGACTCCACGGCGATCAGGGCGTTGTTGTACAGCCGCCCCAGCGGGGCGAGAACGTGGGTGCCGAGCAGGTCCGGATCGATCCGTCCGTGCCAGTGGGCGACCACCTCGCCGTCACGGGCGTTGATCACGTGGATGCTAGAGAAGTCACCGTGCTCCATCCCCTGGGCCGGGTCGCCTCCGATCACATAGCGTCCCTGCTCGGTGGGGAACTGCCAAACCTTCAGCGGCCCATGATGGTCTGGCTGGAAACTGAGGCCGCGGTGCTCGTTGAAGAACCCTTCAGCGATCGGATCCTGAACGACCTGCTTACGGAGCACCTCGATGGAGAAGACCGGGCGACCCGACTTCAGGAATGCCTCCTCCTCATCGGACGGGTACTCCTGAGCGATCTGCCACTCGGGGAGGTCACGGACCTTGTCCTCGTACCACTTCTGATCCCTGCCGTTGACCCACCACGGGTGGAACATGGCGCGGAACCGGTTGGTCCCTGAGCGTGCCCCGACCCACAGCTGGTGGAACAGGTTGCCTTCACCGTTGGCCGTGGACAGGGTGATCACCCGGCCACCGACATCGGCCACCGGCTCGATCGAGGCCCACGCCTCCTCGCTGTTGGGCAGGTAGGCCAACTCGTCGATCACCGCCAGGTACACCGACTCACCACGAGCAGGGTCCGATGCCGATGGCAGGGACTCCATGTACGACTCGTTCGACAGTTCGATCTTCGTCTGTGTCGTATTGACGATCGGACCGCGCTCCTTCATCCACTCGGGCAGGAAGCGGTACGTGTACTTCGCCTTGGCCAGCAGCTTGATCGCATCACGCTCGGTGCGGCTGAGCATGATGACGACGCGGTCCTCGTAGCCGAACGTCAGCCAGAAGCAGAACACCGAGACCAGGGTGGAGAACCCGATCTGGCGGGCCTTCAGCATGATCGAGTAGCGCGACTCCAACCACAGCTGGGCCGACTCCTTCTGCGCATCGAACATCTCGAACTTGATCCGGCCGCGCTCGGGGTGCTTGATGTACACGAACGTGCGGCAGAAGTAATCGAAGCCAGCAAGCAGCGCCTGGGTGTCATGCGTCTGCGGGAAGCACTTGCGCCACTCCCGCTCCTCCAGCAGCTGGTCCCAGGTGATCTGAGACTCGTCGAGCAGGGTCACTTCGGCTGCGCCTCCGGGGGCATGGTCAGCGGCGCCGGATTGAAGAACCCCTGGACGACCCCGAGAATCATCCCGTCGGTCACCACCGTCTCGTCGCCACCAGGATTCGGGTTGTCCACCGACAAGGCGTAGGCGTACGCCTCCTCGACGTCGCTGGCCGTGAACACCGCCCACAACGCCTCGGTCAACGGGTCGTGGTGCTCCTGCTTGCAACAGGCGGTGATCCGCCCAACGAGCACCTCGTCTTTGGATGATTCGTGGATCGTGTTGTAGGACATCAGGTTCCTTTCATGGGGTCACTGAGAACTGGACGTTGTCCAAGTCCAAGTACGTCACACTGTTCACTGTCAACCCAGCCGCCCAGTTCAGGAAGATGCTGCCGTTGAAGTGCACGCCACAGCGAAACGCTGCCTGCGTACCACTCGGGGCAGCCTGCCCATAGGCAGTGAACGGGACGATCTTCGGTGGTCGGAACCCAACCGGCAGCACCCCCACGGTCAAGTCAGTGCTGGTGTTCTTGACGTAGCCCCGCAGATACACGATGTCCCCGATGCTTCGATACGCGGCGGTGTTGTAGTTCGTCGTGTCGGCGTTCCCCCACGTCCCGGTGAACGTCAGCGGCACCCACGCCGGGGTCGGGTTGGGGATGGCCACGGCACCGGAGACCGGGCCGATGTCCTCGACGGAGATGAACGCCGGGTAGAGGGGACTGGCAGACACGTCGATCGTGCCCACGGTGATATAGAGGCTGGCTTTGCGGGTCGTCGGCACGGCAGCCAGCCCCGTCTCGATGACCTGGAGATAGGGGTGGAACGCGTACTGACCGCTGAGGAACACGAAGTTCCGTTGCTGAAGGTTCGCACCGCCCCCGTCCCTGATCAACGGGACGGCAGTCGTTGCGCCGGACGCGTTCGTCTGCGCCATGTGCGACGTCGTCGTGACGTACCGTCGTCCGGCCACCGGCGTGAAGGTGACAGACAGCCCGCTGAGGTCGGTAGGGGTTCCACCGATCCCGTTTTGGCCAGTCGTGTTCTGCGAGTAGGCGACCGTGCCCCACGCGTTGTTCCACCGGTCCGACGACGAGGACCCGACCGCCTGCCATCCCCCGCCGACGCGGGCCATCAAGACGCCCATCAGGGTGTCACCGAGAACGACAGGCCGTTGAGGATGAGTCCTTGGTTGGTTGAGGGGAGGTACGTGGCCAGGTTCCCGTCCGAAGCAATCTCCACGATCCCGAACCCCCACCCGCCAGAGATAACGCTGGCAGTTCCGAGCGCCGTCAGAAGGGACGGTCGGAACCCCACGGGCAGGTTGAAGATCGGAACGTTCATCGCCCCGCCGTAGAGCCGCCCACGAAGCTGCACCTCGTCACCGACCTTGCGGTACTGGGTCAACTGGTTGCCACCTGCGTTGTTCGCCCAGCCGTTGAGGAACGTCACGTTGATCCACGCCGGTGTCGGGTCGACAACAGGCACCGCACCACTGACCGGGCCGACGTCCTCGACGTAGAAGTGCCCGCCAGACGGGTACCCCACCGACCCCGCTGTACCGGCCCACTTCACGGAGAACGTGTGTGTCCCGGTGCTGCCGGACCACAGCCAGTGAGTATTGACCTGCTTGTAGCCAGCACCGGCGATCACCTGCTCGTGGCGCTCAACCACGTCGACGCCATCAGCAACCAACATCACGTTGTTACCGGCGTTCGCTCCGTTGTTGAAGGCGCGCAGGACGAACGTGACCCGGTAGCGCCGGTTCGCCACGATGGCGACACTGAGCGGGTTGACCATCGCTGCGCCAGGGGTCAAGCCCGTCCCGTCTCCGAAGGGAAACGAACCAACGCCGATGACGCCCCACGCCGTGTTCCACCGGGCGTCGGTGTTCGGCGCCATCGCAGGCACGGTCCCGGCCACCGGGCCGACGTCCTCGACGGTGAGGAAGATGCCGGGCGGTCCCGACAGGTGAACCTTCAACGTCGCGCCGGAGTTCGATCCGGCGACGATGGTGTAGTTCGCCGTCGAACCGTCACCGTTGACGTTGTACGACCAGACGGTGCTCTCGTAGTTGTTCTGCGCTTGAAACCACGCCTGCTGCGACGGCGACATGGTGGCAGCGTTCTTGAACAGGAAGCCGACGAACGTGCCGGTGGCAGTCGTCTCCATCGCCCTGATCTGCACGATGAACCGGTAGCGCCTGCCACTGAGCAGGGTCAGGTTGTTCACCCCGCCGAGCACCAGGCCCGCCGTGACAGACGTGCCGTCGCTGACCAGCAGCGAGGTCGTCTCGGTGGCGACGACGCCCCACGCCGTGTTCCAGCGCATGTCGTCGGTCAGCGTCGTCGGAGCGTCGGTGTCGTACCACAGTTCGGCGCTCGGGTTGGTGCCGATCGGATCGTCCGTGCCGATCTCGACCTCGCTGGCAGAGGAGCCGCCACCGACGGGCACCCACGTCCCGCCGATCCGTGCCTTCAAGGTGGGCATCAGTCGTTCTCCCTCATGTGGACGTGTCCACCCACAACTCGTAGGTCGCACCCGGATCGGTCGGCCCGACGTACACCTCGTTGTTCGCATTGGCGTCCACGTACTGCTTGGTCGCCGCCTCCAACAGTTGCGTCGGATCGGCTGGCAGGACGAGCGGGGTGAGGTACCTCTTGCTCATCCCATCACCATGATCCAGTAGTCCCCGGCTGCTGGGGCGACGGCGAAGCGGACGGTCACACTGTTGATCGTGGTGCGCTCGATGTCGCACTCGACGTCATCCATCGGCGCAGCCGCCCGATACACGGTGACCGCAACGGTGCTGCTCCCCATGTTGTGGTTGAACACGGTCGATGTCGCAGCCGCACAACCGGTGACGGCCTTCTTCAAGTAACCGAGGTTGGCCTGCATGTCCGCCGGGGTCAGGTCCTGCGGTGCCGCAGCGCTACCCGTCTGGTTGCCCTTGAACGTGAGGGCGGGCATGTTGGCCAACTTGGCGTTGGTCACCACGC